TTCCTCTACCGCCTCTGGCGTTTCTTCTTCCTGAGGGCTTAGGGAAGCTATTGCTTTGCTAAGAATGTCTGACTCTTCCGTAGTCAGTTCATCGCCAATCTCTACTTTGAGCATGGCATCTGCTAGGGCATCTGCATCAACTTCTGCTCTCTTAGCAACCTTGTCTAATCCACGAACCGAAGCTGTACCTGCTGTCGCTTCGTAGGCTGGGAAAGCTACAATGCTGACCTCGTGAAGTCGGACCGAACGCAAAGTGCGCTCTGTTCCGTCTGCGCTCCAATCATCTCCGCCAGAAGGCACTGAAAAACCAAAGCTCATTGAGTCAATATCGCCCCTACGCACAAGCTCGGCAGTATCGCGCCCAAGCTGCGTGTTTGGCAGGGTGGCCCTTACCCTAAGGCCGTAGTTGTCTTCGCTAAGAGTAAGAGTACCTGCCCGCGTAGAACCAAGAACCGAACCAGTGTCGTGATTCCACAGAATCTTGATGTCGTTGCGAGAGCGAAGTGACCTTCTGAAAGCTCCCGGTGCAATCTTCTCTGTGAACGGTAGCGGTTGACTTGGTGAGTTGAATACGGCTGCGTATCCCTCAAATGTCATGCCATCGCCGTCTTCGCGCACCTCAAACTTCTGGGTGCTGACTCTGGTTTCAATCTTTGCCATCTCTTTACCTTTCACGCTAATAAGCGTTCGGTTCTCCTCTTCCAGTCTAGCAACAATCCCCTCTGCATACCTTAGTGTGCGGTTTGCGGCTGACTTAGAAGCACCTGAACCCCAGAGAAGGTGTGCAACTACACCAGCACTAGGAAAATCGTCTGAATTAGGATTGGCGGCGGGACTGTCCAAATCAGATAGGTGACGAGCAATCCAAGCCCGAATCCTAACCCATTTGTCAGCGCTGACATTACCAGCTGCCATAGCCCTAGCTTCGCGTATAGTTCTTTGAACCAGCCCATCGCCGCCCTTACCCTCTTCGTAGTAGCGCAGTCCCCTACGAGCAGCAGCTCGCATGTAGGCTGGCGGGGTGAGGTTGACTTGTCTTACTTCACGAGATGCTGACTCATCAGCCTCGTCTTCTTCAACTTCTGGTAGTGGCTCAATCTTAGTGAGTGTGGAGAACTTGTGGCCCACGCGAACATCAGTCTCGCGCCATCCGCCCTCTACCTGCTCCCAAATAGAAATAAGTGCAGCTGGGTCTGCGGGCGTGCCGCTAACTTCAACCGAACTGTCTGGGACATTGATTGTGCCGTCTTCGACAATTTCTTTTATCTGACCCCTAGCGCGACCACCTGAAGAGTTCCAAGATACAAAGTCACCAGTCCTAAGTGAGCCGGGGGCTGCCCTGTTCTCGCTGCGCTCTCCGCCGGGTTCAATACCTTCGGACAATGAGATAGCGACCATCTGGTCAATTGCCTCTTGTTTGGTGTTGTGGCAACCCATTATTTCGCCATCTTCTTTTTCAACAGCCCAGCGGCTGCAATCTGGATTTGAGTCTGTTACGAAATATGGCATCAGTCTTGCCTCATCACTGCTAGTTTGCAACCATCTGTGCCTGCTGTTGCATTTATAGTTTCATAGGGTCTAAGGGTCATTGAAACCTCTTCTCCGCCTCTCAGCGCAAAAGAATCATCTACAGTGCCAAGCCAGATGGTGTTATAGGCATCATGTTTTTCAACAAAAATGATTTGAGCCTGCAACTGGGTGGTTTGATTTCCTAGATTGACGAATCTAAATGCGTACCGAGTATTTGCCTCAAGCGTGAAGATTTTATTGCTGGTCATGCCGCCCCCAGCAGCTTTAGACGAAGATACCACTTCGGAGATTATGACTGTTCCACCAGTTACAGCAGAAGCGGTCTGAATGGTTGCTTCGTAATCATCTGGATAGTTTCTATTCATGTTGTAGGCGGGAACGGCTGTCCCAGTCGCGGTAATAGTCGCACCTTCTACCAAATCGCCTTTGACTTGCTCTACGGTTGAATAAAAACTCCAATAATCAAACTGTGATGTGTAATCGCCAGTCTCAAAAAGAAATAGAGCAGTACCGCCTCCATTTATGGTAATAAATTGGTCAATTAGATGGCTGTCCCCAAAGCGAGAATAATCGCCCAGCACAGTAGCGGATGGCTCAAGATTCTTTAGAACATAGCGCCCAGAATCAACAGTCGGAGCGACAACTGTTGTAGTTGCCGTCCCGACTGAATAAACTGCCTGTTCTAGCATTATTGAACTGGGTACTCCGAATTAGGGTCTTCAGGGTCAATCTGCGATGTTGGCTGCAACTGAACCGAAGGCAAGCCTGTGTGAGCCATTGCTGGCAGTCCGAGCTGTCTCAAGACATCAGCCGGGTCGAAACCTACCTGAATCAAACGCTGTGCCATGTCAACTAGCTCTGAGGTCTCTGACAGGTTAGCTGCCTGAACATTGACATTTGCCAGTGGTACGCGAACTGTGTTTGCGGACTCGTCATCAATCGGAGTTAGGTCCTCAAAGCGGCGAACATCGTTGATTGTCAAGAAACCTGACTGCAAGCCTGTAGAGAAGGCCGTCATGCGAGAGTTGATGTCAGCCCTTAGAAGCCCATCTAAGCTGAATTTGATGAAAGCGTTCTCTCCACCGGGGTAGCGTGACAAAAGCGGGCTGAAGGCGGTCTCTAGCTTCTGTACGATAGGCCTGAGCGAGTGTGTTACCCAAGCAAGGTTGTTCTGCTCTACTGAGGCGTAGGAAGTTGTTCCCGGTAGGCCCAAGAGGTGAGGTGGCACATTGAACGCACGCGCTACATCCTCCACAGCCATACGGCGAGCATCTAGCGCCTGTGACTTCTCGGGGTCAACCGAAGTCTGTACATACTTGGCTCCGTTTGACAGAATACCTGTGCGGTGTGACCTTCTCCAACCCTTGTGGCGTGCATCAAAGCTTTCACGCAGCTGCTCTGCCTGCTCTTGAGTTAGTTTGTGTGGGTACTCAATGATTCCCTGAGTTGTTGCACCCTGACCGAAGAATCGTGCGGCGTAGTTCTCAAGTGCCATAGCAAGGCCGAGGTTGTCCTTCAAGGCCTCTACGCGAGAGATACCACGAATCTGTCCCGGGCGAACTACATCTGGGATAAAAACGATTTCATCGCTTGTAAGAAGCTTCTCTTCGCCCTCTACTTGGAACATAACTCTGCCAAGGCCGTTGCGCTTGATTTCGACCTTCATCGGGTTTAGAACTACAAGATTTGTTATCTCCCCAGCTCTATTGGAAAAAACGCGTATAAAAGCATTGCCGTCAAGAAGAAGGCTAACGATAACCGAACCATAGAACGCTTCCTTGGTTGTGTCAACATCTGGCTTACTGACCCACACTGGCTTCGGGCGATACGCAAAGCGAGCGCCGTCTCTGCGAATGTATGAATCTACTGGCAGCGTGCTAATGGTGTCGGAGATAAGTGAGACTGCCGAGAAGACGGCGTTGATTCTAAACGCAGTGTCAGCGTTGACAATCGTTGATGACTGCGTACCTATCTCTAGGTCTCCGCCTGACCCCCAGACTGTCTGGAAGCTAATAGCTCGTTCTTCTCTACCGAGCAATCTATCTAAAATACCCAAAATCTACCGCCTATACAAAGAACTGAGGCACACCTTCTTCTATTCTACTCGCCATAGCTCTATCAAACGCAATAATGAAGGCTACAGCAGCATCTATCTTCTTTTTAGAAGTAGAAGACTCTTTTGTGACTCTTTGACCACGATTATCGTTCTTTACAACGCAATTGTCTAGGTGTCTAGTCAAAATAGGGTTGCCGTCATGCACTAAACGCTCTTCCATGATGGCTTCATAGGCCGTTTGGGTGGCAGGAATCATCAAATTCAGCAAGTTTGTCTTGAACTCAACAATTGGCAAACCAAAGTCCTCTAATTCCTGCATCATGACCGCCCATCGGTAAGGGTCACAGACAATTTCGCGCACTTGAGGGTATTCCTGCACATAATCAAGGATTGTTTGCTTCACTTCCTCGATTGAGACCCTCCAAGAGTCATCATCGCGCTCAAAATCCTTCTCCCAGACCCTCACGAGCTTTACTTTTGGCAATTCTTCGCCTTTTGGGATGGTTACAGCGCATAAAGCCGTTGAATCGTTCGCATAAGAGCCGTCAAAGCCCAAAACATAGTCTTCTTCGGGTGAAATCTCGAAATCTTGCTCTAATTTGTCCCAAGAACCTGTCGGAAGCCATGCAGATTGGCTAGAGACCCACTGATTGCACCTTTTTGTACGAAACTCGGCTTCAGGAGTCCTTTTTACTGAGCTAACGAAGTCAGAAGCAGCGCAAATGTCATCAAAACCGGGATTTGCTGTCTTCCAAGTGCTAGTTTCCCTATGGTCGGCCTCTGGCGGTGCTTCCCACCATGCCATGAAGAAGGTTGGGTCATCAACTTCGCCCGAGATTATCTTTTTGCCGTAGTTGTAATTACTAAAAGCAACTGAGTCTTTGCCCTCGTTGTCAGTCTTGACACCAGCAGTAGTAATCGCAATCATCATCGCTTGCTTGCCTCGCGCACCTTGCGCTAGAGACATAACATCCCAAAGCTTGCGGTTTGGCTGTGCGTGCAGCTCGTCAAAGAGTACCAAGGTGGGACTAAGCCCCTCATGTCTAGGTGCATCTGCTGACAGCACGCGATAGACATTGTTCGTGGCAGGTACGAGGATTGCATCGCGGTAAACCTTTACATGCTCGTTCAGCTCCGAGTTCTGAATCATGCGCTTAGTGTCTTCGAAGACGATTCTGGCCTGCTGTCGGTCCGCAGCTACCGAATAAATCTCTGCGCCTTGTGTCTTGACATCCATCAGCCCAAAGGCAGCGATTATCGAGCCGAGTGCCGACTTTCCGTTCTTCCTCGGCATCCCCACGAGTGAGATACGATGCCTGAGGCCGCCATCCTCGTCTCTCGCAAAAATGTCCTTTAGTAGCGACTTCTGCCACTCACGCAATACAAGCGGCTGGCCTGACTTTCCCGCAACTGAGTCTTTTACGATAGTGCCGAAGGCTTCTGTGAATCTAATCAAGAAATCACCATCGCCGCGCTCTACCGCCTCCTTTGGAACAGGAGTCAACCATTGCGGGGGATACATTAGACCCTTTCAGACATTAGCTTCTCAAAAGCAGACTGTGCTTTGATTTCAGCGAGGCCGAGTTTGGCCCTTGCATCTACAGTCATGCCGAGTAAGCCAAGGTTTGACACAATTGCCTTTTCTAGCTCTAGCAGT